GGAACGCTTTTTAGGCTTCAAGCCAGAGGTAACGATACAAATCTCTTCTATGCTGTTCCGCTATCTAATAAAGATAGATTCATTCACCTTCACATTTCGCACGCGATACACTTTAATCCTCTAAGTTAGTAGATGTAGGGCTAGAACTACGCTAGCCCTAGACCTACTAATCAGTAGGAGAAAAACAACAATTCAATAGGAGAATCCATTGACACCTATTCTCTTTATTGAGGAAGAGGATTACACTCGGATTAAAGCCTGGGTGCATGAGGCTTCCCCAAATGAGATTGGCGGCTTTGGCGTCATCGAGACTCTCGAAGACGGAGCCAATGTGGTTCGCCATATGCGGCTGCTGGAGCAGGAAGTTTCCTCCGGCTCGGTCGATTGGGATGATCAGGCATTCGCTAAGTATCTTGAATGGCTGTACACCCCTGTCGAGAATGGCGGTGCTGGTTGGACGGCGGCTGAGTACGGCGTCTACTCTTGGCACTCACATGGCGCGATGAGTACGTTCTGGTCCGGTACGGATAAGGACTTCATCGAGCGCATGGGCTACTCGGTTCCGTGGATGTTCTCGTCGGTGTATAACAACCGCAATGAGGTTAAGCACCGGCTTGACGTCTTCAAGGGTCTGGATAGGAACATTTGTCCGCTTCTGGATGAAGAGGGACACTCTGTTACTTTCGAGAGCGCGTCTCTCGAAATCCTCCCTCACCCGGGGCTGATCAATATTATCGCCAAGAGCGAGAGTATTGAGGCTCCCTACGACGCAGAGATTACCAAGCTTGAAGAAGAGCTTGATAATGTCACTAAGGATCTGAAGGAGCGTCTTGAAGAACTCAAGAAAGCTCGTAAGGATGCCGTCAAGGATGTAAATAAGGAACTCACCGAAGCTACCCTTGCTATCCAGAATGGTATCAAGGAAGAGGCTAAGGTTGAGTACGAAGAGAAGGTGCAGTCCCCAAAATGGGTCTGGTCTGGGGGGAAGAAGACGACTACTTCCGGGCCAAGCTCGAAGAACGGGAGCAAAGGGTCCAAGAACTCCTCAACCGGCACTAAGCGGCGAGGGAGTAACGGGGGAAAAGACACCGACAACGAGGCCGAGGATTCCGGTGATTTCTTTGAAGCAACTTGGTTTCGTTGCTTTGACGAAAGCGCTGGCTACGCTTCGTTCTTCGATATCTCACTGATTGTCGAAGATTCTGAACTGATCCTTCTGGAAGATATCACCAAGTCTGTTTGGGATAAGCTTCTGAATGAGGAAAAGGAAGCCATTAAGAAGCGCCGCACGCTCAGTGAAGAAGAGCGCAAGGCAGTGCTCGAAGCATTCCCCATGATGATGGGTGCGATGTAAGTAGTCTACTCTCCATCGTTTCGGCGGTGGAGAGAAGAGTATTTATAATCAAACTAAATAATATGTTATGAGTAGAAAATTCTACGTGCTTATTGAAGACGGTGCCGAGGAACCCGAAGACGGTGTTTATTACGGCGTAAAAGGTCAAGCCGTCGTATGTGACGATGGCTATAACTATAAGCTTCTGAATCCTCGTCCCGACCAATATGAGGATGAGTTTTATCTTGACCCGGCAAGGCTTAAAGAGCTTACTTAACAACAACAAATAAAGGAAGTGATTCCATGAATCCTCGTGTTCTAGAACTAGAACGCAATGGGACCATCGACTTCACCCGCCAGCGGGATTGGTTCGATCCTACTTCGATTGATGCCAAGCTGACAGTGATCGGTGGTGGTGGAATCGGTTCTCTGTTCACTGTCATGGCTGGCAAGCTTGGCATCGGCCGGATCACCGTCTTTGACGATGACTCTGTCGAGGCTCATAACCTTCCCAACCAGTTCTTTCCTCTGGATAAGCTGGGTTACCCGAAGGTTCATGCTTTGAGCGAGGCGGTTAGTTCTTTCACTATCTCTGAAGTTGAAGAGAAGAATGAGCGTGTTACCGACTCGACGCAGCTTATGGGGCTAGTCGTCTCCGGCGTCGATTCAATGGCGGCGCGGACGGAAATTGCCAAGGCCGTGAAGGCTAACCGCTTCCACATTCCTCGCTATTGGGATGCCCGGATTGGTGGCGAGAAGATCGTCATTTACTCGGTCAACCCGAAGGACCCGGAGGAATGGCGTCTGTTTGAGAAGACGCTGTACTCCGATGAGGACGCTCAGGAAGATCCTTGTACCCGGCGCTCCGTTATTGATGTAATGGGGCACGTTGGTAGTCATCTGCTGACCGGGGTTCGCAAGCAGCTTGCCGGGGACAAGGTTCCGGGCATGATCTATATGAACGTCGAAGCTAACAACATCATCCAGTGTGAGCTAAGTGAGGCTGGACTGGAGTAAAATGGATAACGATTACAGGGTCGGCCAACTAGTTAGGATTATAGCCGGAGACAGATGGTCGCGTAATTGGAAATTACACGACAAAAGAATTTGTCGCGTTTATAATGTAGATGATACTTATGTCTACGTCGTTTCCCTAGATGAAAATAGGCCATTTCCTTCTGGTGAAAAAGCGACCCTTTCTTATGAAAGCGTAGAGCCCTTGTAAGGAACAACCAAACAATGACAAGATGGGTTGAGGTAGGCAAGAAAGATTGCCCAAATTGCGGCGGAACTGGTGTCGAACCATCGGTTCATGATCGTATTCGCTATGACGGCATTGAATATCTAAAGCGAAGAGGTTATCGTTGTCGGACTTGCCGTGGAACAGGGCAAAGAAGCGTAGGCTATATGGATCTACGCGATGCAAGTGGTAGATAAATTATGTCAGAACAATTTAAAATAGGTCAAATTGTTAGGCTTTCAAGGACGACTGGAGATTGGCATATGTTTCCTCATAAGGACGGGGAAAAAGCCATTATTGCCAGTTATAAAGCGGGCACCCTATTTAGGGTAGAAGAGAGTAGCTCAAACCTTCGTCCTTATGTCTTTGTGCCGCTTTCGAATGATAAGGTCGAAGGTAGGCTGGGCGCTGGTAGGAATTACTTCGAACCACTTCATTAATTATGAACGAACGACCGGAAATAAATAGCCTTGTGCGACTTGTTGCGAGCCCGGATTGGGGTGAGGACTGGAAGCGCGAGAATGGCACCATCGCGCGTGTTGTGAACCACCTTGGACACTCTAGCGTTGGTATTGTGCGACTCAATAATAATCCTTGGCCCCATGACAGAATACAGGCCAGGTTCAATATTCGAAACCTTGAAACACTAACATAAAAGGAAACTATGGCTAAATCTAAGTATCCCTGGCGAGAGGGAGATATTTGGACCGTTCATGGAGATCGTTTTCTCATCGGGCCTACGGATGAAGCGAACAAGCTAGTCAAATGCCGATACATTCCCCTGGCCCCACCAGACGAAGATGAGGAATATCAGGAAGAGGGTTGGACGGATAATCTCGATATCGCCAGCTTTTCTGATGGGATTCAAGCTGAATATCATAAGCTGATCGGGCGTCCGAGCAATAAGCCTGTCCTAAAAATCTTCTACTGTGTCGTCTGTCAATCTCGCCAGGCAAAGGTAACAGCAGATATTATTATGGACTGTCCTAACTGCTCCTCACTAGCATCTATGCAAAGTAATACTAAAAACGAAACATAAAGGATGTTTACCTAAATGGCGGGCATTCGTAGAGAAGTTGGCCAGATATGGCTCTGCAATAAGTGGGGTTGTGGCCCTATGCCTGGCCGAGAAATCATCATTACTGGTTTCCAAAAAGGCGTATGGGATGAATCTCTTATCGAATACCAGTACGCAGACGACCGGAACAATGGTGCGCCAGTACGCAGGATGCGGCGAAAGCTTCTAACCACTTATCAAAATGCCTTCACTTTTGTTGGCAACGATAAATCAGAGGCTAAGCCTTGGACTGTTGCCTGTCCTTACTGCTCTGGTCGTAGGGTTGTTGTAGCAGCCAGACCACCGCGTGATGGAATTTGTGATATGTGTAGGTAGTTATTCGGCCGGGGGCAGAAACCCGGCCACTTGACACGTATGCCAAGGCGTCTGCTAAGATGAACGGCGCGAGCGCTCACGCCTGTCGTGTGAAGCCGCGCGAATTACTAAACGACATAAGGAGAACAGATGGCCGTAGATAAAAGGCGGGTTCTGGACAAGGTCAACGCCGCCCGCGTAGCCCTAGGTGGCGCTCCGCTATCGCAGATCGCCCAGGGACGCTCAATCGGCGCAGATTGTCCGCTAGCCAACTCGCTGAAGGATCTGCTCCCGGGTGCAGCGGTTAGATCCAGCTCCATCCTTGGTGTGCCTGAAGCCCAGCGCGTCAAGTTCGCTGCCGCTGTTGGTGGTACCGTTCGGGGTGACGTGGTTTACAATCCGACCGAGTTCCGTCAGTTTGTGGATGAATTCGACTCGGGTCGGGCACACCAGGAGCTTCGCCGCTTCTAAATTGAACATATGTCAGGGTATAGTAAATACTTTCATATCCTGGCCGACAAGTTCAATATCTCGTCGGAAAACATAGAAGTAGTCTCAGGTTCTATTGGAAGGTTTGCTCTCGTCTTAGTAAATGAGAATGAGAGCAAATACTGGATTGATACCTTCAGCGATGAAGATGATCTAATCTCTTCGGCGGAGCAAGCCTTCCAAGAACCTGAAGATTATAAGCCTATTTACTACGTCGATCTTAAGGACTTCTCGGCTAGAGAAATTAGTGTAAAGATCATGGTAGGTCTTTCAGAGCTACTACATTTAAAGGAGGCATGATCTTTATGAAGCCTCAGCTTCCAGAAGGTTATATCGCCAAGTACACACACGTTCGCCAATTTGAAAAGATTGGCGGTCAGGTGTATATGGATCCTCGTGGTGGCATGACGCGCTGTCGCATCCTTGACGAAGAAGGCAACGAGGTCGTTACCTCCGTTGCCCGGTGCAGCGACGAGGACAACTACTGCAAGTCAACGGGCAGGAATATCTCTCTCGGTCGCGCTATCAAGCAGCTTCAGAAGCGAGAAACTATTCCCGCTTGACAAACCCTTCCTGTTGTGTATCCTTCCAATCAATCACACGGATGAACCTCGCACCTATCAAGGAAGGGGACATTGTTCGAGTGGACCACAAAGGCCGGATCTTCCTCGCATTTGTCGAGGGCAAAGCTCCGCAAGCACTTTTGATCAAGCCACTTGACAAGCGTGTAAACTACTTCCAAGCAAGCGCCAGAGAAGTGAAGGAACACTGGCGTAAGCGGAAGAGCTAGACTTTGATCTAGCACCAACCAACCAACAACAGGAGGCCATTTAACATGGCTGGTACATACAAGCTGCGGAAGCTCCGCAAGCCTGACACCCCGGAGGGGCAGTTCGACGCCGCTTCCATCGCTATTCCGATGGATATTGCGAAGAACCTTCCGGATGGGCTTCAGTTCACGGCCGAACTGACGGACGAGGGTATCCTCTTCCGCCCGGCCCGTGTCGTGGCTGGCGAGCCGGAGCAGCTTCCCGCTTGGCTGAAGGAAGCGAAGCCGTCCAACGGCTCGAAGTCCTCGGCCAAGTCCGGTGCCAAGGCGACCGCCACGGCGTAACCGTTCCAATATAAGGGGGTCAGCATGGCGGATGAAGAGCTATCGACCCTCATCGAGAAAGCCCTAGCAGGAGTTGTCGGAGAAGAGATTGTTAATGCAATTCTTCTCTTTCAACTTAATAGCGGTGAGTATGGGTTTGCCTTTTGGCCGAAAGATCAAAAGTATACAGACCTTGGTATACTTGTCGCGCAAGCTGGGCTTCCCATTGTGGATCGTGGGCTTCGAGAAGAAGTCTCAAACGATGGGACGGGCTATCACAAGACAGGGTAGGTAGGGAGTAATCCTTATCTACCCTGTCTTGTTTCATAACATAATCTAATGGAGGCGAACATACTTTGAAGCAAGCTTGGTACGAGTTCAGGGAATTCGTAGAAAAGCTATGTGCATTCCTCATGTGGGGAATGTAGGGCGATAAGTAAGTTCAACCTCAGACTTCGGTATATAACGTAAGAGAAAATTACCATGGCAGAAAAAGATCGCTGGTGGGTCAATGATGCTTACGGAATCTATCTCAATGGCAAAGTAACTTATCTTGATTCTCCACCCCAGCCAGTGAAAAACTTTGTCGGCATTGTCGATGAGGAATCTGGCGGTATGGTTGCATATGCATCGCCAGAGGTAGCAGAAAGAATAGTTGATGCACTCAACAAAGTCGAGAATCTAAAAAGAAACGGCGTTGATCTTTTGTAAAATCAACTAAACTTGCACGAGTGGTGAAATCCGGTAAACACGCTAGGCTCAAACCCTAGTGGCCCTGGATTCGCAGACCGTTTGGTACCGGCCTAGAAAATTTCATCCCTTCGCGGGGAGGAATTTGAAGAATCCATCGTTGGCCTTGCGGGTTCGATCCCCGCCTCGTGCATTATGACAGAAGAAGAAATTAAGCTCGTTAAAAATGGTTCCATTCTTAGAGCGACCCAATCATATACCGGCCTACAAGGTAGATTTAAGGCAGAAAAATGCTATAGAGTTGCTCATCTATATCAAGATACTTCGTTTGACGCCATACCTCTCAATACTAAAAATACTAATGAAGAAGAGTGGAAAGAGTGGATTCCTGCGCCGAGGCTTAGTAGAACAGTAGAATACTGGGAGCTTCTATGAGTTATTATAAAGTAGGAAAAATCTATCGCACCAAAGTAGATATTATGTCCAGTCGCCGCAATGAAATTGCCTTCCCAGCCGGTAGTTTTGTGAGGGTTTGGAAGGTTGACTCTGAATCAAGTATTGGGTTTGAATCTATCGACGGGAAAAACCGTCCGGGCAACACGGTCTACATGGATCCGTTTGCCGCTACACCACTGAGCTAGGAAAACCCTGCCCCCGTAGCTCAATGGACAGAGCGACGGACTTCTAATCCGTAGGTTGCAGGTTCGAGTCCTGCCGGGGGTGCTTCGAAAAGGGAAACTATGGATAATTTTGAACCGGGTCAAATTGTCATGCTTCAAACCAATTATGGTCGTTTCAAGGCTGGGTCAATTGGTAGAGTTGTGAAACAAGTAACCTCTTACAGTAACGACTATCCCCTCGTTGAAGTTATTATGATTACCCCTCCTCTGGAGGGTCCTGATGATGAAAGAGATACTATACTGTACGATTACAGGCTTAAGAGGGTATGAAACATACAGTCCTATTAGGCGACGGTGTAAATACTGCCGAGCCACTATATTTTGAAACAGAAGAACTAGTTCAGTTTCTAGCGGAGGAACTAGACTGTTCAATCAATGGTGAGTATATGAAGGTTGAGATTCATACATGGGAAAACGAGGCCAGCGTAGAAAAGAAGAGGGCTATGTCGCAGTCCTCGAAAGAAGAGCGAAGCATCTACGTGAAAGAGTAGATAAATATCATATAAATGGGGATTCGGGATGGACCAAGCATGAACTGGCCGCTACTGAATGGGCTATTCAGGTAGCAAGAATGTATCTCCGGGCGGAAGAATAATGCTGTATAGAACCAAACGAGATATAAAATGGACTATCTATGGGCGCAATGGGAAGCCGACTAAAGAGGAAGGTTTTACACTAGGTGAAGCTGACGTTCCTGAAGGCTCCCTGCTTGTGCCAATCTCCGATAGGCTTACATTCTCACCAGACTTCCCTCTTTATATGATCATCAAAACTAAGTATGTTGTGGGTTATTGGTCGGAGCCACCTAACGATCTAATGGAGCTGGTCAAATGAGTGACACGCCAAACCCAGGCAGCGACGAAGCGATCAGGCAAGGCTGTACTTGTCCTGTGTTGGATAATGCACACGGTAAGGGTTTTCCTTGGCCGCGCGAAGATGGCCTGGATCCCGACGAGCACCCGTCCTTCTGGATTAATGAGGGCTGCCCGCTCCACGCGCCTGAGCTTGACAGCGGCGGGATTCAGGAGCTAAGGTAACTAGGCTGGTGGGTATAGCGCAGTCTGGCAGCGCGCCTGCTTTGGGAGCAGGAGGTCGTAGGTTCGAATCCTACTGCCCGCACTAGAGAGTAGAAAATGCGTTAGCGCTATCGTTGATCCTCTAACTCCACCTGCCGAGTATAAACGTGGGTTGCACCTAAAACAGAGGGGTAAACTGGTGTCTCCCCTCTACTTTTTATTTAAAAATTCATGCCGTCTCAGGTTGAGCTATCAGAAAGAGTGTCATAGGCTGCTCGTCCCTCCTAGATACGCGCGGCTAGTGTAAACGAGCTAAGCTCTTTCATATGATCTGGGTTCGATTCCCAGAGCGGCGCTAGAGAACCAAATCGGCGAACATAAAATCTGAAAACTCTAACGAGTGATCGGATGCCTAAATTGGCGAACGGACAACAGTAGCACAATAAAAGAGCGGGTTTGGTTCTCTATCTATGATCATAGTGCTAGAACAATTTTCTCCCCCCGAAAATTTTGGGGTCCGTAACTTGAAAACTGAATAATTTGTGGCACGACGCACCGTGGGGGTCGGCACCCTATAAAATGGGGGTCGCTACGGAGAGCGGTAAAGGTGCAACCCGGCCTGCTACGCCTAGCAGGGTGCGGAGGGGTGGATCGTCCCCGATGGCCTGGGCCAAATGAAACCTAAATTGTGAGAACGTGCTAGCCAAGTATCACACGCGCCACAACTTTTATGTTAACTAGATGTGGCACGACACGCTTCCCCCTACATATGTCGCGCCGGGATAGGCTCCGGCCCTAGCATTTTGTAGAGCGAGGAAAGTCGGTAGAAAATTTACTACGGTAAAATAATAGGTATAGCCTACCTCGCGCCACAACTTAATCTTTCTGGCGGTATACAGCCGGTACGGGACCGACCCTTAGGCCGGTTTATCGAAAGGGCAAGCGAAAGGGTAGCTCCCTAAACCTCTAGCGAGGTAGCCTCTGTCTGAAGTGGTAGGAGAAGTGAGGTCGGATTCTCAGATCCAGCCGCCAGAAATAATTTGCGGGACGACAAACAGGGATAACAAAAAGTGCAGGAAACCCTGCGGATAGAAAGTGAATCGCTGATCGCTTAGCGGCGATCTTCCTTAGCGGGAAGTGATTCATGGAATGTATTTATAGTGCACAACTATCAAATACCGCCCCGCAAATCTCGCCGCCGTGGTGGAACTAGGTAGACACGCATGATTTAGGATCATGTTCCTTTACGGAGTGGGGGTTCGATTCCCTCCGGCGGCACTATGGAAACTAACACGCGAGTTCGTATCACACCCGACGCGGTTTATGCTGACACAATAGCTGAGATTCTGCGTGGGTCTACTGCAACCGTGCTATCACAGTGCGATGACGACGGATACTTAAAGCTGAAGCTTGACGTACCTCATGAGGGTGTCACTGTTGTAGAAATCCACGATCACGACCTGGAAGAAATATAATTATGAGTAACATTACTATTGAACAAGTTATTCCTATTCTGCTTGATAGAGATAAAACTAATTCTATTGTCTTTGCGGCGGCGCGGGCACTCAACATCCTTGACTCGGCTGTTGACGGCAAGACGCCGGACGGGGATGATGCAGCTATGAGCGCCAGGACCGCACTCCGAGCGGCCTTCCTCGATCTAAGCGAACTTGAAGTTTCATGAGTGAGCGGACTCTATATGAGCGCGTGGTTAACAGAAAAGATACGACAAGAGTGGGAAAGGTAATGCTGTGAATAAAACTGCTAAAGAATTAATCAAGGGTGATCGTGTTGAGGACGGTGGTCGTTCTGGGAGGATTGTTAAGAGCGCCTTATCACTAGGTCAAAAAGTTCGAGTAACGTGGGTTGATGGTTGGTCTGAGACTATCGACGCTGATACCACGCTAGAAGTTCGGGATAATATAGCAGATAAAATTTTCAAATAAACCTGCGCGCCCCTGTGGTGGAACACGGTAGACACGCTGGATTCAAAATCCAGTGCCCTTCCCCGGGCGTGTAGGTTCGATCCCTACCGGGGGCATTTAGATGTCAGACCTAAGAGATTCACCTTATGATATTAGTAATCAAATTTTTAGATATAAAGGTGTCACTGTCAAGGTGATTCGCAGACACTCTAATCTTAATCATGTTTGGGTGACTACACTGGTCGATAGAAATACTTCTCTCGACCATGAGCGCATGTACTCTCACACCATCGGGGGTGTAAATAACCAACGATACAAGGCACCAATTCTCGCCCTCCTCTCGGAACTGGAGAAACTATGAACGCCGAAGATTTTTCGGAAGGCGGAATTTATTTACTAACGATGGATTCATTTGGCCGCACTAAGTTATTAGATCCTATTACTGTAGTAGGTGTGAGAAGGAATTACTCTTCTGGTTCACTTGCTTATGTGAGAGTTCCTGGTCTGACTCCCAAAATGGAAAAGAAAATCAGAAGCATGGGGGTCTTTAGAATTAGACCAGAACACGGTAAGAATCTTGTGCTTTGTAATATTAGAGACTTAATTAAAGCGTGAAGTACGAGCGGGCGTACCCGAATTGGTAGCAGGGGGCAGACTTAAAATCTGCTGGTGAAAGCCCATGTGGGTTCGAATCCCACCGCCCGTACTTTTGAGGAAAACTTATGAATGAACGAATCGGAAGTATTATTCAATTAAGTGAAGAAAATATGTGGTTCTGGTCAGACGACAAGTACAACCTAGATGAAGAAACCGGTCAGGCTATCTTCCTCAGAGGTGCCACCTTTAGAATCTACGATTGTGATGATTCCTGTCGAGAGTATACTCTGGTGCCGCTCTATCCTGAAGAACCAGAAAAATTTATTCCCATCAGTATCAGCTACGTAGATAGTCGTTGCACATTTTTAGTTGATACCAGTAAATCTAAATCATGAGTGCTCCCGGTTATCCCTTCAAAGTAGGCGATCTAGCCCTTTGTATAAATGACTCTGGTAGGAGCGGATTTCTAACGGAGAACACCATCTATAGGGTCTTAAGAACCTTAAATCTCACCCCCCGTCAAGTTAATGTTGAACTAGAAACTCTTCATGGTAAGAGAATTCCAGATAGTCATCGAAGAGACAGGTTTGTCAAACCATGAATGAAGTTAAAGGCGACCTATGGGATTTTAAAGCTGACCTTAGGTGTATTACTACCAACGGTTTCGTGAAGAAGAACGGGCGTGCGGTCATGGGTAGAGGGTGCGCCAGGGAGGCTGTCGTCCGGTACCCAGGTATTGACCTAACCCTTGGCGAACTTCTAACGACCTACGGCAACCACGTACATGAACTAGGATGGACTGAGGCTGCACCCGGTGGTAAGACCCGCCACTTAGCCTTCGATCTACTGTCGTTCCCGGTCAAGCATCATTGGATGAGGCCAGCCGATCTGAAGCTGATCGAACGCAGCGCCAAAGAGCTTGTTCACTTTCTTGATAGTGTTGACAGCACTTATGAGAGTGATCACACTGTTGTCGTTCCTCGGCCCGGGTGCGGGAACGGCCAACTTTCATGGGAGCAAGTTAAGCCCGTAATCGAACCGTACTTTGATGAGAGATTCTATGTGATTTCTTATGAGTAAACTAATTTAAGGAAAAATATGAGCACAGAAATTGGTGTGGCCTGGGGCCGCGAACACGCCGACAAGCCAAGCCAGGGATCGGGACTCACGGATAAGGCTCATGTAACCCGGTTTTCCGGCGGGCCTGACGGTACCTGCGTCCAGGTCACTATTGATGACAAGTTTGTTCAGTTCGACCGCGACGGCGTCAGTCGTATGCGTAAACTACTCGGCCTCGCTTACGAAGATATTTAATAGGGAGTAAATAAAATGTACATTTCCAAGGCAGTTATTAACTACTCCGGCCAGGGAGAAAGGCTAGAGGTCGAAGCAGACGCAGAGCACATGCTGGTCAAACGATTCGAAGATTACCAGGAGAGTTCGGAGATTTCCCTTGGCCCAGAAGAACTACATGAACTACTAAAAATAGCAGCCCTCCTAGATTGGGAAGGCTTTACGTATGAGCAGGAAGAAGTTTCGACAACTAAAATGGCGGGACCGAGAATCGAACTCGGGTCTTAAGGTTATGGGCCTCAAATGGTGCCACTCCACTATCCCGCAACGAATTACATACTATAGCAAATAGTCTAGGCGATGAATAAAAAACAAGAGAACATCCTTCAGGAACTAAACAATAAATATCCCGTCTCCACCTGGGTCGAGAACAAAGATGACGGCACTGTACTTGTTCAGTTCGATGATGGCGACGAAGCTGTCATTGAGCCTGATGGTGAATTTGAAATTTGGTCTTCGTATTCATGATCCATCGTTTAAATAATAAACGTGTCCGTCGCCCCCGACAAATCATTGTAGTGTGGGTGTGGTTCATTGCTGTTGCCGCGTGGACGGCCCCTGTTGGGCTGACCAAGTGGTTATACGATGGCGAGGGGTTTTATAAAAACCGATCCTATGATATCCCCGGCTGGTCTTTACTGGCCGCACTACCTCTATGGGCTATCCTGGCTCTTTTAATCTAAATTTCTTTGACAGGACGCCAAGGGAAGTCATGCCAATCATCATGGACTAACCCGGCGCAATAGCACATCGACACAAAGGTAAGTCCGAAGCCTATCGCCCCGGCTAACCCATGATGAATTCGAAAGCCTCCGATATAAACACGTCGGAGGTTTCTGTCGTAGTACACAAACTTAGATGGCGTTCCACATAAGTTCCGCATAACTATCCGCAGTTCTTACGTAGATCATTCCATCGTCGTCAATCCAAGTCATAAGATAACGATGTTCTCCCTCAATGGCGGCAGCTAGGAACTCCCACTCTTCATCATGAAGGTCGTAAACAATTGCACTATGCATAAGACTTCCCCCTCGGGCTTTTCGGTCTAGGAGACTGAGTAATTTGCTTGGAGCGGGGAGTTGCCTTCTTTGAAGGACTTGGCTTTTTATTGCTCGACTTCTTCTTCATCTACTCTCCGCTGAAATTTAGGTAGCTTAGCTAGAGCCCTCTTCTGCTCTGCTTTATTAGGTTCTACTATCTTAACTTCTTCGGATACAATGTGCAAGAAATCACTCAGCCGTAGGACCACGACCTCTTCGCCGTCGATATCCAGGGCGATGCCGGGGATGGTGTCTCCGCCCTTACCTCCCGGCCCGATAACGGCGCGTGCGGCCTCGTAGATAACGTCCTTGGTCAGACGGAAGGACTGAAAGCTCGTCGCCTTCAGGGACCACAGGAATGAGCGGGAACCTACGTCTAGCTTGGCGAACCATTGATTCCCGCTTCCCGGCTGTAGTTTTCCACCGATCCTCTTGGCGAACCGACGTTCCCACTCGCCCCCGATATCAGTAGGCTTACTTTTGTTGCTCACTTGGTTGTTCTAACAGCCACGTTTCAAATGCTGTATTACACAGCACGAGTGGGCTTCTCTTCTCACGCAGATGATTGATTGCCTCAACAGCGGGCCAACCTTTGAGCATGAGAACCTGAGCGGCAACCAGTCCCGAACGGTTGAGTCCAGCCTGACAATGAACCAGCACCTTTTTCCCCTGACTCCATTCCCGATGCGCAATCTCAGCTAGGTGTCCAACGTCTGGAACTTCTTCACTGTCATATGCTGTGACTGTTAGTCGTTCGGTATTCGGACCGATCTTGTATTCCTCCCATTTATAGAGGGAAATAACTAGATCGAAGTCCTCAGGTAGCCGGACTCCATCCTTACAGCCTCCCTGCCAAAATCCTGGTAGCACTTCACTGATGAGCGGGACATTTAATTCCCGCCCATCAGCCACGTACCCATGGATATAATGTGATTTGAAGTCAGTTTGCTCGTTCATGTGTCAAAATTACTCATCGACTCGGTGCCATAATCGTGCTCTTCTTCTGCTAGGTTATAGCTTTCCTGATCCTCATAGAAAGCTGTTCCTGGCACGCACTCATCGTGGAACGGTTCTCCCCCGGCCGGTAGCTCCTGGCCGGTGAAGGGATCGCACCAGTAGATGAACTCACCCGGTCGGCACAAATCACCGCACGCATGGCAGTACAGGACTTCCCGCTCAAACATTCTCTAGCTCGTCCTGTAGTGCCTGCGCCTGCCGCCAGTGCTTGCGGATAGCTGAGATAAGCTCCGCCTCACGCATCGAGTAGGTGAACCATTCCGTCCCGTTGACGGCTAGAGATAAGATGCGAGTACCCATCTTGGCAGACTCTACGTCAATCTTATCTCCTACTACGAACGGCTCTTCTCTATCCATAGGGAAATTGGTGTAGCCATCCTTATAGATCGGAAATCCGAACTGGAAATCCTCTCCAATATCTACGACAAGAAAATATCCATTGTCGTACTCAGACAACTCAACCAATTGCCCTGTATCAATTACAATATCTTCTTCTAGTTCAAGCATATCTATCCAATTCTGTCGGCAAAGCCAAGTTCGAGAGTCTCTTCACTTCCGAGCCACCAATCCTTACGCCGCCACTTGTTCTTGATCTGTTCCTTGGTCATCGTGGAGCGCGAAGCTAGGATATCCAGCAGTCTTTCCTGAAGCTTCTTAGTAAACTTAATCTCGTCCTCAATCTCAGACAGCTTACCGATACCGAGCGTGGATACTTCGTGGATCAGGAGGTTGGCGTTCTTACCGATGATACGCTCGTCGCCCACCTGTAGGAGCACGCCGCCCATCGACGCAGCCATGCCACGGGCAATGGTCGTGATGCGCCAGCCTTCTCCCTTCAGACCCTCTAGGAAGTCATATAGAGCTAGTCCGTGGATGACAGATCCACCGGGCGAGTTAAGAACGACAGTTAGATTCTTGTTTTCTGTCGGGCGGCGGGTCCAGTTACCGATCACGTCGATAGCGGAATGCACACCACCAGCGTCAACGGTGCCGAAGTAGTTATAGATCCGATGCTCGTCCGAGCCAGCGTCCCAGGCTTCCATTTCCTTTTGCGCTCGTTGGGCTTCGAACCCCCAACGCCTAGCCTCGGCAGTCAGCTTGGCGATTTCAGCCTGTAGCTTGGCCTGCTCCAACTCTTCGCGCGCCGTAAGAGGCGTTGCCTCACTCACAACTTGACTCCTTTGTAATGGTAGTTCCCTGTCGGGCGTTCTGTCTTCTTATCTTAGCAATTCGGTATTTCAGGGAGGCCCTTTGTTCGTCGGTCAGGACCACCTTGCGGCCGTGCAGCCGCTCCATGAACTCTTCGAGCCGGTGGTCGGCGGACAAGCCACACTTGACGCACCGAAAACCTAAACCAAAAGCACGCTCGTCTATCAAAATAACTTCAGGGCATTCACACTCAACCTTAGTTCCGTGTACTGGATCAACCGTCATGAGACACCAGTACCTTCAATGCCATTAGGGCGGCGTCCCTATTTTTTAAAAGACTAGGGAACCGCTGACAAACTACATATGAGTTTGTCGGAATGTGTGTGATTTTAATTGCACTGTTAACATTTTGTGGTGCCCCTACACCAGAGGGGGTATAGCTTTCGAAGTCCAGGTCTTCCGCTTTCAAAATCATTGTGTACCTGTGCTTCCGAAGCCGCCCCGGCTATCGCCCATAGATTCTGTCTCTTCAAAACCAAAGCGACCGATCCGTAAGAAAATACCCTGAGCAATCCTGTCACCTTTACGTACATCAACAGTTGCGTGGCGGCTACTGTTGTAGAACTGCAAAATCAACTCATCTTCCTCGCCGGAATAATCCTGATCAATCACACCCACACTGTGTGGCATGACCAACCCGGTGCGCTTGAAGGTACTTGAACGGGGCACGAGGGCGAGCATGAATCCGGGCGGGGTTTCTATTACCAACCCCGTCCGGACCAGCCCCAATTCCAAAGGTTCTATCTCGTAATCTTCATAGGACCTAAGATCAAAACCTACTGATCCTATTGTTTCATATGTTGGTGTAATTACATCATCAAAGAGTTTCTTAAATTTGATCTTCAATTTTCTCTTCCACGACTAGTGATGGGTCTATGTTTAGTTTTTCAGCCCTGACTCTGGCGTCCATCGGTGAATAGTAATCCTTTAGGAATACATCGCCGGTTAGTCTGTCCTTTACGCGCCAAGTATTGATCGTGGCATCTACTACCACGAATCTATACTCAGGCTTTTGTGTTGCTGCTCGTCGTGCCATAGGTAATTCTCGCTGGTTTGATTTCTGGTTTCGGCGCTGGTTCTAGCATGTACAGAACTAGTCTGGCCACATGCGATACTAAAGTCCTCATCCCTTAGCCTTTCTTACAAGCTCGACAACATACGTGACGACAGCCGGTAGGCCACCAACAATACCAATCGCAATTACCGACAGAGTGTCGTTGTTGACTTCCACGCCGCCGGTCAAAACGCCGACGATCAGAAGGAAAGAAGCAAGCAAAGATGAAGACTCTGCTGGTCTAGTTTTAATTGTTCCCATATTTTCTCACCCCCCTTGCTCGGGCGTCCACAACCAATTCGGATGATCCTTTATCCACTTGCTGACGAGTGGCTTCCTGTCTAGTACCCAACGGGAATAGTCTCCACCTGTTGTGTACTTATCTACGTTGCCTTCGCGCCAACCCTTATACGCTCCGCCTATGCCAGCGTTGTAAGACGCAATGGCAAACCGCACCTGTTGATCCTTAGGCACGCCATGAGAAGAAGCATAGTTGATACCGTCCTGCAAAAGTTCAATTGCATACCGGCAGGCCGGTGTAAAACGAGGGCAGTAATCTGGCTCAGCAGCATTATGACCTACTACCGGTGTCCAGGTACCAGCCTTGCATCCCGGTTGCCTAAAAAGCCAGTCGTGATGGTAGATATCACTTATCTGAACCCATCCCTTATCTGTCTTAGCCGGGTTGTTAATGTTTCTGAGGCCAGTTTCACGCAGGCCAAGACACAGGAGTAATACTCCTGTGATATTGTCATTCTCTTCGTGAGCAATTTCCTGAACACGTTGAACACGGTAATGGCCCAAGTTTTTTAAAGAGTCACCAATATAATCGCTCATCTTTTCTTCTCTTCCCTATTCTTTCTCTTGCGCCAACGGACAGAGGCATTTAATTGTCTAGCAGTCTGCAAACCATAAACACCGTCGGCGCGTTGGTGATGGTCGATTTGGAACCGCCTGACAGCGCTTTCAACTTCCTTTGTGTATGTGTTGTAGGCGTGTTTAAGGTAGTGGTGTCCATGCCTGTCCTTGATAAAGGTAAGGCGGCGAGTGAGGCCCTTAACTCTCCTTCCGGTCGAACCCAGCCGAAGCGGTTTGTACTGCGGGACCAAACGCGGTTCCTTGCGGAAGTTGATATGGTGACCTTCCCGTGGGTTTGTGGGGTACGTCACAGTGGCCGTGAAGCCGATACGCTTAGCTTCACGCACAACTGCACCCGGATCAGACCAGTCCTGACCCACCATCCAGTATCGCAATGGCAAGCCTCGTGGAATTCTGTACGCTACACCATCACTTCTCAATTCGTGGGTAGAAAACCCTGGCTTGTTCGCAGGATTACCCCGGCCTGCCAAGAACAGATTGTACAACTGTCGCTGAGACATTTTTCCATACCGGCGCAGCAATGACTCGGCATCTGTCCCTCGGTAGCAGGAGTTTAAGGTCGCCCCGCTTCGCATGGCAATCAACTTCAACTCGGGATGAAGCTTAGCCGGGACCGGGCATCTGTGCAACACTAAGTATTTAGCCATTCGCTTCCTCCGGGACTCTTAACTCGAAATCTTCTTCGATAATGTCTTCTTCTAGAGCACGCTCATATTCAGCTACAAACTTGTGACCTTCGGGGCACTCGTAGGTGACAGCATAGATGGGCTGATTATCCTGATCATAGGCCTTCTCGATATCATAGCCCTTGGCGTCTAGTTCACAATCATCTTCCACACAACGCATCTAACCCTCCCCACTCAGATAATTTACACGACAAATTATAGAGGATTATTAGCGTTAGCTACGAGAACTTGTCCAATATCATTTATGTTTATACCTTCGAATCCAGATTGTTCTAATGATGACGTTAAAATACCGGGTGAGAACCCGGCACAATGAAAGTTACCGGAATAGTTTTGTTCTCCATACGCGTAGTAGACGAACTCACTATCGGTAATTTCTCCCCGGGCGCAGGCTTGGATCTGCCACGTCATATTTGGCACTTCAAGGTGGACAAATCCGCCCGGTATCAGTAGACTCCGCCATAAACGTAATATGTTTACAGTTTCGGCATAAGGGAAATGTTCAAGCACATGGCACGCCCTCAGGACAGTCACCCGCCCCGGGCCAACGAGACTCACAAGTTCTTCGCGCGCATCAGAGACGACCTCGATATCGGGAAGGGGCCGCGCGTCGTTATGGATGAAACCGGGCGTCGGCCGTTCTCCCGCGCCGATTTCAAGCGGGAACGGCTCATCAGGCAGGTCGAGAACACCCAACGGCTGCTGAGAGTCCGGCGCGTCTAAATCCATAACTTAACCCTTTCCTCCGGGCCGAGAGGTCCGTCCCTCAGCATCGTGCGGATGGATACCATAGCCTTCAGTCGGCCTCTAGATAAATCACCGATTTGGGGGTCATACGTCAATTTTCTGGAGCGGTGAGCTACTACTGATCGGGGATAGATTCTTAGCTTCAATGTAATATCCTTCCGCCACAAATCCGTAGTCCACCGCTTGGAAGCTGGTGATTTCAAAGCCAGCGTTGGAAAGGAACGACCTAAGTTCTGGTTCTCGATAAACATGGACGTGAACCATACCTTTCGGAACATCAGCGATTTTGTCTTTATAGTTCGGGTCATCCTCTATGCGTGTGTCCACGGGTAGCGTTATACATAAATGTATGGCTACCCTCGCGCATTCCGCGAGGCATCGCTCAAATTCCTGAGGATACATATGTTCTACTATGTCACCCAGGATCACTAGGTCTACGGAAGAGTTTTCAAACGGCCACCTGTCCTCGGTGCAATCAAACACGGCATCGACAGGGAGCTTCTCTCGCGTGAACTGATCCTCTTCATAGGCGTCACAATTAATTACATTTGGCGCGGCACCCTTAATGTGTCCGGGGTCAGTGTTGCAGCCCACATTTAAAACAAGACCTGTATATTTGTGGGCGCACGATCTTTGAAAATTGAAACGATCTATAGTCACGGGCTTCCCCACTTTGACTCAGTGTAAGCCCTGTTTACATCTGTCAGCGGCTTCTCTTCTTCCCACTCGGCTGCAAAGTATCGCTTGTGGGGCAGTGAGATAGTGTCATTATAATAGTCGATGAGAATTCGATAACCAAGCTTCTCTGCTTGATAGGCATAGTCCTGGTTCTCATACGCGACAGCCTTGTCAAATGTCTCATCGAACTTTAGGCGCTCGTCATAGAGTGCTGTTCTGGGGATACAAGCCCAATTCGTTTCCCACTCAACGGGATTCGATGCGTTGTAGCGATACGTTGAGTCGCTATTGTAACGCACATCTAGCCACGAAAGTTTCTGTGGTCTATTTACGTAAGGCTCTTTAAAGATAGTGTACATGCCACTGGTATCGTGGATCTGCTCATCGGTCGGGTCTTCCGAGATAGAGCAGATGCCAGTGTAGATGGCATCAATTTCCTCTACACACTCCACGTAGTTAAACATATTAATGTACTTTTGCACACCATCTTTCGGGACATAGATATAGTCCTGAAGTGAGATAAACATATCAGCGTCCCAATTTCTGGCGAAAGAGAGCGCATCGTTATATGCTGCGGCTAGATTTCTTTTGTTGCCAGGCTTCTTATGGCGATAGAAATATTTGAAATCATACTTGCCATTCTTCTTATCCTGCATGGCGAAATTGTAAAACACATCATGGCGCTGATCGAATAGCTCGTCGCATACGATCCACAATAGTTCTGCGTCACACTCCTGGCGCAGAATTGATTGGTGGGTTACGTCAATCCCGTGGCGCTGCGTGGGGGTGAAGATCGCACAGCGAGTCATGTGGCTACCTCCTGTAAGCGATGGTTAACGATGTGGTCGCAATGCATCTGCCAAAGTGAATAAGCGTTATCCCATGTGTACTTTGAAGCGTGCTCTCTCCCTGCGGCATAGATTTCTTTCTTCTTTTTCGGCTGAGTGTCCAAGACATATAGTCGTCCAAGAAACTCAGTCATAAAGCTCTCATTGTTTGGCCAACCCCAAAGCTTCGAATATGGGTGCGCCACGGTTTCATTGAGGGCTGCGATGTTGTTTACTAATGGGATGACTCCTGCCGCCTGCATTTCAAGCGCGGTGATACAGAATGTCTCCATAAAGTAAGTGGGGTAGAGCCAGTATTCGTAGCCCTCTAGCTCACGCGCTAGCTGCTGCTGCCCCACTCGGTCATGCCAATATATGCCTGCACCCTCGCCGCCTAGATCCTCAATGACCCCCATTAGATGTGCCTTAAAACTTTGGAGTGGATGATCTGGATGAATTTCCAGAATCTTATTAATTGAGTTCCAGCCGTAGTAGATATGTAATTCGGCGTCCGGCCAACGCTCCCTGATCGGACCCCATAGCCGCATGACTACATCTAGTCCACGGTCAGGGCTAGAGGACCACACAAATGTCTTCTTCTTCTTTTTCTGTTCATCGCTAAAGCGAGACAGATCAATACCGTTTGGTATCTTGATGAACTTCTCAATCGGAATGTTGTAAAGCTTCGACATATGCTGACAGTGCCAGTCGGTCAGGCCAATGATCGCGTCGATATTCTTTGTTCTGTCGCCAAATGGGCCGTCAAAGACCGGCCCGACATTCACATCATGCATCCATAAAAGCTTTACATCTGCCGGAATAACTGAATCGAATACTTCCGGCGTGCGGCTTGACACAAAGATTGTGAATGGCTCAGTGGTCACCCAATCCTCGGAGTTCCACCACTCGATTCCGTCCTCGTCTACACCACGGTAATCGCCGGGGGTGCCAAAGACCACCGTGCGCCAGCCATCGGCCGCAAACCGCTTCGCAACCTCCATCACGCACGTCTCAGCACCACCGATACCCCCTTCCTTGACGACCTTCGGGTGCCACGCCTCGAACAACGGGCGAGTAAAGAACGCGATGGACTTCTCGGGCTGAGTACCAAAGAGTCGCTTACGATCTTCCTCAGGACTAGGTAATCCGGCCTTATCGTTCTCATCCAGAATCTTCCCCTTGACCTCTGTAATGCGCAGAGGTACCTCAGGAATAGCGCCCGTGTCTAGCTCTTCATAGATCGAAAGCGCTTCGGTCAGGTTGCCCTTGTTCTCCAAGGCAATAGCCTTCAGGTACAGGGGTAGTTCATAGTCATTCAAAGGTTCACGAACCTGAGAAGTCTCAGCCTTAACTGAATTCTTTAGGCAAGAATCAGACCAGAAAATTACTTTATCCCAATCCTTCACGTTGCAATAACACTGAGCGATCCCCACGTAGGCGTCAGACCAAGTGGGATGAATCATCATCGCCTGTAACTCCGACTCAATAGCGCCACGATTGTCGCCCTTCATGCGCTTCAGTTCAGCTATTTGATGCGCGGCGATGTAGGCATCGTCCGGCGACGGGGCTACAGGAATGAACTCCTCGTAGAGCTTGATAGCGGCGTTAGCTACGTCTTTATCGACTCTTCCTGCCACCGCAAGTTCGGCTGCCTCTGCATAGACCTCATTTGCGAGGTAATATGTGAATCGAGGCACTTCGGGGCTTTCCTTGTGAGCACGGGTAAGGATGCGCCGATTTCTTTCGCGCGTAGAGGATCGGTCTGCAAGCGGGTTCCGTTGGTGTCGAATCCAGACCGAGTCTTTCTTCGCATATTGTGTGCCGTTTGGGGTATGACAGACTTCGTGTATTGGGTAGTGCCATCTGGCCACCACATCAATGCGGAATAGGCGTTCTCGTTGTTGGGCAGTGAGAACCTGCCCGGTATCAGGGTCAACGGCGTACTCATATTTAAGGAACACTCCCTGTGTGCTAGGGTCCAACTCATCGAGCATGGACTGTAGGTTTTCGCCACCCTCTAAGGTGTCGTCGGTATCAATCCACATGATCCAGTCGAACTTCTCGCCCGACAGCTTCATGTAGTTATGTACTAGCTCAAAGCTTTTATTACGCGCCTTGGCGAAGTCATCCTCCCAGACCATATCTCCCCAAATAATCTTAGGGATGTTACCTTCTAATTCGGGCGGATCACCGTCACCGTTAAAGAGAATGAATGCTACTTCAATGTAGTCAGTAAGAGATTCGAGGCATCTAGTAATGCCGGAGGGATCTTCTTTGATATCATTGCCCGCGATCAGGGCTGCTACTACTCTCTTCACTCTTGGACTTCTCCTTATTGGGGCGCTTGATCAATGAACTAAGTCTAGCTTGTCGTTCTTCGGGATAGCGCCCAATCAAAAACTTGTCAAGGTCATCATCGCTGAAGCCACGAGTCTTAAGTCGTGTGTACAAGATAGCAATGTCATCATCCTCCAGACCAGCGAGGGTACGCTTTACCCATCCTCGTGGCGGCACGACTCTGACTGTTCTTCTCTGGCGGAATCTCTCAGAGAGGGACTTGCGCAGACTTGTATCAAGAACATCAACCAGATCCGATAGCCTATGCTGGTGAACATCATGGAGAAATGATTCTAGTTCTGCTTGTGTAAGTTCTCGTGTGGTCTTTCCTTGGAGCCATTCGCGCACATCCTGTAAAGACATTGAATCAAACTCCCTGGCGGCATCCCTCACGGCATCCATACGACGATGCCATTCCTCGGGGTCTACACCGTCAGGCATGAGGCTATGGGCCTGCTCTTCTTTGGCGGCAGGCTGCGCTTGGCTAACAGGAGAGTTCTTACTTTCCACGTCAAAGACGACGATGGCCGCTCCGTCATTCCAGATCGTGATACGCACCTTCCCGTTCTGCCCTGGCGCGGCAGAGATAGCGTCACCCTGGTACCGGGCTACTTGATCTGTGATGTACCTTTTGGCATCGTTCAATAGCGAACGGAGTAAGCCACCGCCTGCCTTGACTGTCACGCCGGGAGGGCCATTGGCAAACCGTCCCGTGCGAGGATCAAACCACGGGTTGCCGGACTCCGAATGGCGCTTGGCACCCGAAACTGTAGATGCAGTCTTGTTCAACTTCGCATTAGCCAGCAGAATATCCGGCTCTCTATCGGTGAGAACCAGATATCCCTTCTCATCAAACTCTATCTGAGTCCACTGGTCTGGCATTAGGAAGCGTGTTACTGGAGTAGTCCTTCGGCAAGTCCGAAGTTCCAAAGAGTAGATCGAGTAAAAGACTTACTATTTTCGCTCGGAACATCAGAATAAAAGGGAACGGTGACCATAGCATGTGAGCCTCCAAGCTCTACTGGCTCTCCAAGATCGTTATACCAATCCGCCTCTTCCTCATTTAGTTCAAGGGTGACACAGTTTCTAGACAAGAATCCGTGAACGTCACCACATATATGACACTTCAATCCTTCGGTGTTTTTAATTACGTAACTACGATTCATCATTGATTTGTTCCCCAATCGTGAGTAGATAAAATTCTTCCTGGCTCGGCTCAATATCCTTCGCCAAATAAATCGTGTCCGTGTCCGGCTCGAACCACGCTAGCCGGTCACCTGTCTCGGATCTGTCTACGTATTCTACAGACAGGTTCTCCCGTCTTAGCAGCCGCCACGCCAGCGTGCCGTTGGGGTGCTCGCGCAGGTTCTCTCCGAAGGCAGAATCAATGTCGAAAATCTGTCCGTTGCGAACCTCGCAGTCCTCGTCGGTAGGCCCCTTCTGTGCGTCGATGGCCTGAACCTTTTTGACCCCTGCCGCACGGCCAGCGAAGAGCGTTGCGTAGTTATAGGCCAACATGGTTTCGGTTCTAGCTAGACGATCAGCCTTCCATGAGGGGAAGTCAGCGAAGTGCAGACGCACGTTATTGGCGATCTCTTCATTACTATGGCCAGCACGAATCTCATCTGCTAGGAAGCTTCGCAATTCCTTACGGACTGTTTCCTCAACGCCCTTCACAAGCGTTAGCCCATGGCGCTCAGCCCAATCGGCAGGAGTACCGCTGAAGTCCCAGGTGTCGGTCGTAATGTTGGCCTTCTTCAGTTCAGCATTGCCCGCACGTTGCATAATATTTTTCACAACGTCGATAGTCTTCTTCGACAAGTTGGAAAAGCTGTGACCCCAGCGTTTAATGATATTCTCGGCTTCTTCTTCCTCGTCGGCAAAGTTGAGCGAGGCATTGGCAATAAATGATGCGAAGTCCTCATAGGCCGCCTCAAAACCAGCGCGCCATAGCTCACGGTTTTCTGTAGTGCGAGCAAGAATCTCTCGGTCCCGGTAATGCTGGCTGTCTGGCAGACCGGCAGCAAAAGCGTCATCGGTTAGGTAAATAATTTCACGCGGTTGGATATAACTAAATCCAGTATCAGTCTGCGGGGTTGAAATTACCCCGGCCGACTGGCCAGCGACAGGCGCAGTGGCCGGTGGAGCTAGAGCCTGTGCTTCCTCAATTGCCTGCTTCTTCTTACGTTCTAGCTCAGTCTGAGACAATACGGGAATACCAGCACGCTCAAGAATCTCACGAACATCTACTTCAAGAGCATTGGGGTCAGATTGTCCGATCAACTGAACCAACTGCTTTGCTAGCTCTGTATCTTCGGATCCAAATCCAGTAGTAATCTTTCTAGCATCACCCTTGAACTCGGGGAAATTAACCTGCACCAACTGTGGGATGATGTAGTGGTTTAGGTGATAATCGAACTCGTCCATGAGCACGGCCTGGGCCTCCTGAAAGGAGTCGGTCATGGTCTTGGCCACGTTGCGCGAGGACGTACCTCCCTGGCCCTCTAGGAACGCCTGCTCGGGCACCCAAATGGACCGTAGCTTCAGCACTTCAAGGCGGTCGAAGGTCTTATCGAAGGCGTCGAAGTTTCCTCCGCCCTCAATAAATTTCATATCCCATTCATAAATGCCCGTTGTCTTACCGTCAATCTCCGAAGTGTAAGGAGTAGATGGCATTGCGATGGTTGAGCCTGAGCGCATCTGCTCGCCAATACCAAGAGCGATTTCCTTGTAGTTAACCGTCTCATCATCTTCATCAAGAATATCTTCATCGGCCTTGTCCGGGTAGCGCACCAGGGCAGGCGGGTCAGCATCCTTTTCAAAGTGTCTATCGGCCAGCGCCCATCTGTACCAGTAGCTCCACCAGTAACGGAAGGCATACCCGAGGCGTGGATAACCCCACGGAGAACCGAACACCGAATCCTTCTCGTTAGTAACCCACAGAGAACTGACTAGCGGAACGTCAACCGCATCGTCACGGTCAAATATCTTATTAGACGGGAAAGCTAGCGGAACATCCTGTTTGGTGTCATAGCGAATGCCATTAAATTCTCCGCTGGACGAGAAGCGAGGCTCAACCTGCTCCGGGGGCAACGCTACGAACGGCTTCCACAGTAGGGCATCCACATTACCCTCATCCCAGACCGGCTTTTCCTTCTGTTCTGGGTCATTGGGATCAATGTAGATTGCATGAGGGTTGCCTTGTTCAAATCTTTTGACAACAGCAGAAAATCCAAAGTCCAGCGAAAGCATGTACTGTAGAACCAGTCGCCCATAGATTCTTCTTAATGCATAGTCAACAAATGCTGCGACCTGAGCATCTTGGCACTGGATATACCAAGGCGCACGGATCATCGGCACCTTGATAAAGTGCAGAGCAAATGCGATCATCGGATCCCGACGCATCTGATACAACTTTGACATTGGGATCTTGGTCGAGTCGAACGGCTGACCAAGTGTGTCGCCAATCTGACGCCAATAGACGTACTGATAGCTCTGCTGTCTAGACGACGGAGAGTTGTCAACCAATAGCTGCTTACGCAGCCTTCCCAATTCTTGTTTAGTTGGAGCGCCGTTATCCGTCGCCATAGAATCTCCTAGGGGTTAGTGATATTGCCGAACCGCAAACGCCACCGCTCAGACGGTGGCAAGCCCCTGCTGTTGGGGGCATACGCTGGAATCTCATTCTGTCTACGGGAACCGGCACCCCTAACTGTCAGGTGGGGCTTGTCAGTCGAACCCGGCATACCCTTCTTTCGCATACCAGATTGTACCAGTTGTTGTATGTTTGCCATAGCGTATCTAAAGTTTGACATACAGTGGTCGAAGTCCATTACAGGAATTTCAGGATCATCTACCATGCCAGGCTTCTTCTTTGGATAATGCCAAGACTCAATTTCGGACGTGAACATTTCACATCTATCAACATCTACTGCGAACATATCATTCTCAATTAGATATGCACAAATCTTGATGTGTTCCTTAACGTCACGACTGGTGACGAATACTGTGGGGAGGGGCGGCTTGTTCCGGGCCATATCAAGTCGCGCGGCCTTTCCCTGAGGGTCAGCGAACCGCTTGTAGACCTTCCAGTAGGGGTACTGCTGTCTCCAGAAGTTTTCCCGGGCCACAATCAGGTCAAATACCTGTCGGTTTGATATTTCGGCCTTGTAGATTTCATCAAAGCAAACTCGTGTTCCCTCTCTCAGTCTACGCTTGGTGCCATTATAAGTGTCTACCTCAATCTCATAGTTGAGAACCTGATACCAATTGACAGCGTGAGGGTTAGTGCCACCGAAGTCGATAGACATAAAGATAGGTCCATTGTCAGGATCGGGCCGATACTTCCTTATCCCGTGGCGTTCTAGAGAGAACTGTGGGATGACCAGTCCTTCGGTGGAGGGCTTGATGCACTCCTGCTGCGCTTCCCAGATACCCTGGCTGGACTTCGTGAAAGTGTTTTTGATCGTCTCATGGTCAATCCACCCATCACTGCGAGCAAAGCGACCACCACATACATCCTTCAGTGTTCTCGGTTGCCCGTTCTCCCACCTTCCAGACACAACCTTGTCGCAGTCACATGATTCACAGGTTTGTTCTGGATTTGCTATTTGACAATTGGGCATATTCTCGGCGCACTCAAAGATGCACCACGAATACATCTTATATGGTGGCTCAGCACCAATTAACTTAGCCTCATTGATCTGATCAATGAGGGCCTGCATCGGGCCAATACCGCGCTTACGGGTTGAAGTGATAATATCTTGGGCGCGGAAGAGAATACCATCCCTCTTCTTACCTTGGCTCATGTTGCGCGATTCCTGATAAACCTCAGGATCCATAAGCTCAACCTCATCAGCGTGTACTACCTGAGGGTGAGGTCCGTTAACTGCATTCATGGTACCGGCCAAAATTTCCAAGACTGAATGATTCCTCAGTCTTGTCTTTGACTTCATTGACGAAGCGACAACATCATTTCCAGTCCGCTCTTGGTATACGCGGACAAGGTGCCTGAAATGTGCATAGGCTCGGTCGGCCTGGGCTTCAATAGCGCCAATCGTCGCTGCCTCGATTCCAGGCTTGTAGAGCATGTTAAGCAAGTGCAAAATGGCGACACCGTGAGTCTTGTTTCCACCACGGTTTGCCATGAGAAGTGCTGATCCTGTTCTATTGAAGAACAGGTCAGAGATAAATGAGAATGGGGCTTGATGACCGTCGCAAACGGACTCTCTAGGGATGCTGATTCCGATGTTATGTCGAATCCACCAGTGAAGTTCTTCATCGTTTTGGGGTCCGTCGAGCGAAAGCCGACGTTCCAAGTCCTGCATCTGTTGAGCCAGTCTCAACAGTTCCTTCCGGTTCATCTTCAACGCCATTTCCTTCGCCGATTTGTACGTGTTCGGTTTCTTCTGTGGCGTATCCGTCGATGAAGTCTCTGATTTCGTCTGCTTCTGAGAGTCTTGCGAGTCGTGAGGCGACAAGTTCCACCAGTTCCTCGGTCGATGTATTTTCAAGGTTCTTCTCTTCGCGCGCCTGAATGTCAGTTTCCATCTTGGAAATCTCAACCATCTGTCGCGCAGCCTGAAGAGCAATCATGGGTTTGCCAGATTTAAGAGCCTTGTACATCGCGTCCCACACATCAAGAGCATGTTCTTCAATCTTCTCATTGATGATTTCTGTGGCGCGACGTTTCGGTGGGCGTCCGGCTCCCGGTTGGGGGCCACCGAACAGGCGTCGGCCGGTCAGGGGATCACGCTTGCCGTGGAGTTCTCGGGCAAGTTCGGAGCGCCTATTGCGCTCGGCTTCTGTTAAATCCATTTTTCCCATATAAAAAAGGGACAGGTTTCCCTGTCCCTAATTGTATCGGAAATACAGATTTATGTCTAAAGCTTAATAACCATTTATGCAATCTCCGCAGACTTTCCTATTGCCGAAGCCCAGGTAATACCTGTCGCTCCATGGGAAAATCCACCGCCTACCGCATCTACACTTATAAAAACCCAACATTAGAAGGCGTAAATGCTTGGGTAATCTTCCATTATGTGATCGCCCTCACGGCAATATAAGCGATCTACCTCATCTAAAGGTATTGCTCTTATACTAGGATCCTTAATCCTGTTATCAAGTCGTCGGCCGGTCAGGTACTCTTCCATCTTTTTATAGCTCAGCCCCAAAATCTCTGCGGCGGCGGTCTTCGATCCGTAGCGGTCGATCTTTGACCACAACCAGGATTGGAAGGGTTTAATATCAAGCATTAACTTGCTCTCTAGGTCTACAGGACACTTTTCTTTGATCATATTCACTATCCTCTATTAAGTCCAAGTAATGTTCTAGTGTGACTGACACGCGCCAAGGCTCTCTACTCTTTTTGAATACCACAACAGGTACCTGAGTAGGTAATGCTTCTTCAATAGCTTGACGCAACCACTTCAAGAGACTCCATGTTTCTTGAAACTTTACTTCGAAGTGTAGTCGGGGCAAATCTTTCGACTTAACGTCGCCCTTCTCAGTGAGTCCGCCAGAGTTAGGAATGCGTTCGGCATCGAATCCTCTTGATCTGAGGATGCGAGCGACTTCCTGTTCGCCTCTTCGGCCCTTTTCTCTCTGGCTTTTACCCACTCACAAAACACTGGTTCCTAGTTGAAACGATTCTACGATTACTTTAACAAACACACCTGTCGTAACACCAACGACAGCGGTTAGGATCAGTAGAACAACTAGTTGCCACAGTGATAGCGCTAAAGTCTTGATCATTTTCTTTCCCCTTCTCTCATAGCATACTCTCTGCTGATTCTTTCCACATTAGACAGATAAGTATCGCGCAGAGCTTTTTGTAGTTTTTTGTCAATGACGTATTCGGTCTTCTTCTCCCGCCACTTGCGCACAAGCTCATCGTCGGATGCCTCGGCCTCTAGGGCGGCGACTGTCTTACCCTTACCGGTGACGGGATCAGGGTCCTGAGCGGCGCGCTTGATCGCCTGCGCTTCATAGAGGCTGGCGATCTGCTCGGCTGCTAGTTCGTCAGCCTCGACTAGCGCGACTAGCCAGTTAGCACGGGCAAGGACGGCGTTGAACTCGGAATGCAAACGCCGTAGCTCTGGATCGGTGAGGACAGAAATATCTCTAGGGAGGGCAGGAGGCTCTCCCTCAATCTCCGGCGGGATGGGAAGCTTCTCTTTCTTGATCTTAGCGATAGCAAGTTCTTTCGCTTCGACCTGAGTGTGAAAACTAATTCCTTTGTTCGACTGTGCTAATACTTCCCTTGCAACAGCGACAGTCTGTTCCAGCTTTTCTTTTGGCTCGGGCTCCTTAGCTGTATTAACTTCATCATCTACCTGAGCCAAACCTAAGATGGAGACAATGGCGTCACCGCGAGCACCCTTATCATAGGCGTGCTTAGCCTCATCAAGAATAGTCAGGGCCTCTGCCAACTGATCTTCAGCGCCCTCGGGAAGAGGGTCATCATAGAAGCCATTTTCTTTGGCTTGATTTATAATTGCTATAGCTGTCTTTTGTTTAATCATTAAATTCTATGTATTTGATTTCGTGTTCGTTTACCAACCCTATTACTCTATCTCTGTCGGCATAAGCGTAAAGCCATCTATTCCGAAATTCCCAAAATATAACTCCACTAAACACGGCCGTCTCACCATTCTCATGGTTTAGATGAACAATTAATGTTCTACCCAACGTTCCTTCACCGCCTCTATAGTTTTATTAAGTTCGTAGTACGGCCTAATGGACTTGACGAACTCAACAGCATGGCTCTGTTCTATTGTAATTATCTTATCCTGCCAGTCTTTCTTGCAGACTTCTTTCTTTAAGGGGCACCACTTACACGGCTCTTCCGACCATCCGACGAGTTTCCCATCCTCGTGGCGCGGACGGTCGGGTAATAGCCCTGCCTCAAAAGATTCTTTCCACTCCTTAATCTTAGCGCGGCCCTGTTCTAGAAAATCAGGCTCACGCTTGAAGAAGAATTCATGTGTCTGTGATGGATCGTCTCTAGATACATAAAAAATGGAGCCAGATTCGCAGGGCTCCAAATCAATTACTGTGAGACAATCAGAAGAGTTGTGAATTAAACAAACACCATCATTTGGTATGCGCCAAGTTTCACGACACACCTGAGCGCTCTTCCACGGATGCTGTTCGTGGGCAAAACTTACATAAGTGAGACACTGAAGGCGATGCTTTGGATCAGGACCACGTTGGCCCGACTTCATTTCATCAATTTTGGTTTGAGATTTACTTTTAACCTCAACCACATGTGGACGCCGCCAGTGATTTGGCAAGACTATGGCATCACAGTTGCCCGTCAACCAGTGTTCTTCATCGACAAAGCCAGTCTGTACTTCAGCATCGACACTAGCGGATAGCAGATAGCCTGCCTTGTCCCATCTAGTGACTAGTTCATCTTCGATTGCCTTGCCTGAATCTGCTACGGAACGAAGGAACCTACCCGTAGGCGCAGGGGTGGGCAGGTTAAGCAATCCGTAGACGGCCTTACGGCCACACGCCAGTTCGTCATCGCCTGGAAAGGACGAGGCGTGGAAGGACGTATGCCAGGGCTCTCCATGGGGCGAGTTTTCAAGATCGAGTCGCCAGATTTGCTCTTCGATTTCGGCATACGCCCTTCCAGTTATACGTTCGACAACTTGAATCAATCCAAGCTTGGCAAACAATTCGCCTCGGGACAACATCAGACGGAGACTAGCTCCTTCTTTTCTTTCATGGTCTGGATATTGAACTGAATTAGTTCTTTCTCCTGCGCGATTTCAATAGCACGATCAAACATCATGAGAACCAGTGCGTGCTTTGTTGCAGCGTCATCGTTCAGTGTCAGGGCGCTAGAAAAACCAAACTCTTGTGCCGCTTGATCTAAAATGTTTAAAGCGCGTGCTCTCTGTTCGACGTTGCAATGCAGCGGAACTGCCCCATACGCGCAATAGGAAACGATTTCCTTCTTGAAGAAAATTCCCTTTTGGATAGTTCTTTGGTAGGCGTATTTTGTCCAGTTTTCAGGATCTTTAATTCGATCCTTCGCTTGGATTAAGAGCTGGCTTGCTAGCATACTTGTGCCTGCATTTCCTTTAATGTCGGTGCCACCTCAGGGTAGGACCGAAGGTTAGATGGAAGAGGCAGCTTGCGTACTGCTTGCGCCTCGTAGAGATTTGCCATTCTCCTGTTGTAGTCTACTTCGATGCGACGATAGGTGGCCTCATACGCGAGCGCCGGGTTCTCCACTAGTGTCGGATCGTCACTCGACTTCGCGCCGGTAGAGACACCGCAGGCATTGCTTGCAGCCGCCTTCAGTGACTCGTAATCTTCAATGATCTGAGTGTTCTGCTCGCGGACGTTCTCTGGCGAGGCAACACGCTTGGACTCGCTCCCCCAGGAACCGACATAGGACACGATGCCACCGACGATAGCCAGGGAAATCACAATACCCAGCGCAATGAAATACCACTTTACACCGGTTCTTACCGGATGATCAGAAAAGGAAGCATAGACACGCTCTGTGCGATCTTCCCACTTCTTATCACTATCTTTGTGACTCATTACCCTCCGATTGCTTGTTCGATGATCCGCTGAGCTTCCCGTTTATCGCCGTTCTTTAGAGCGCGTTGAGCGGCAGCGTCAGCAGCACCCAGGCCAGCGTCAACAGCAAGTGAAACCTTTGTATTCTGGCGCTGGAATTTAGTTGGCTTGTTCGAGCAGTAGGTTTCTAGGTTGAAGAAATCTACATACGCACCGCCTGGAGTAAAGCCATAGCGATACCCTGGCGGATTGGGATGGAATAGGCCGTCAACGGAGCGGGCCGGAATAGCCACACCCCAATCATACCCATCGCCGTAAACCGTTACGGGGTTAAAGAACGTCGTGGAAGACGAAGTTAGCTTGCCCGACACCGGAACAGTGACGAGTGGCGAAGAAGGATTAGTGAAGGAAAACGTACACCAAATAATATTGGTGGGATCGTCATACACCTTCTGTGCATCATTATAGTTTCTAAGCTCTACATTATTCTTAGGAATATAGGCTTCAGCTTTTTTGGCCTTCTCAGTAACTTTCTCATACTGAGATTTTTCCTGTTTATCGGAACCGCAACCAATAAATAATAGTAATAATGGAATGAATAATAGGAGTTTCTTCATTTACTTTCCTAATGCGTCGGATAGAATCTTCTGAGCCTGTGAGGGATTGCCACTTCTCAGCGCCGCCTCAGCAGCACGATCAGCAACTAGAGCTTCCTGATCAAAGCTGACAGCGACCTTAGTCTCCTGACGCTGGAACTTGGTCAGGGCCGTGGTGCAGAAAGTAGGCATGTTAAAGAAGTCCACGTACTGGCCGCCTGGGGTGAATCCATAGCGATAGGGCGGCGGGCTTCCGTGATACATGCCATCCACCGACCGGCGCTCAGGCGTGTACTCCGTGCCGCCCATATCGCCAACCTTGACACGGCTCGACGGGAAGAACGACACGCTGCTACTCGTCAGCTTGCCAGCGATGGGCACGGTGACGATAGGAGCCGAAGCATTACCCCATGTGGTAGAACACCAGATAATAGTATTCTGGTCAGCGTAAAGCTTCTGCGCCTTGGTGTAGTTGTAGAACTCTCGACTCGGCCACGGTGAAATAAATGGCTTGGTCTTATTAGATCGTGCGTCAATCTGACTTAGCCAGTCATTACCAAATGTGGTAGAGACTCCACCACAGGCGGCCAGAAAAGCTACTGTTGTACAAAGAAGAACTACAGCCTTCTTACTCAACTAAACTCCCTTAACCGATTATTTTATCTAGACCAAAGACAGCCCCGACTAACAGTGTGGTCAGGACTCCAATAGTGATCAGATCACTCTTGATCTTCTGTCTCTTATGACGGAGCGCCGCTTCCTGGCGGTTTAGCTCCGCCTGGGCCTGGGACCAGGAGGTCCGGCGGCGCACTTCGTCTAAGTGTAAGCGGGAACGCCCTTCCGATTGGCATGGATGCATAGCGGTGGGAACCTTAACAGTCTTTCCGAGAACTGTCTAGCGGTTGAGCATAGCTTCGCGGATCGCCTCGCGCAACCCGTCGTCCGAATCCAACCGTTCGCGCAATTCACGGGGGCGGATGGACTTTTCTTCGCCTGGGAGTTTTATCCAGCCGCCCGAACTTTCAACCACGCCAAAATATTTAGCAGCCTTGACATACTCATCGACATGATCAAACTCAGATAGGTTAAAATCCCATTTCATATTGGCTGTAAGAAGCGGCCGACATACCCTGGACTTAACAACCTTTGCTTTAATCTCAATACCGTCTGCCTCAGCACCGCCGGATAAAGTCTTCTGCTTTGTATTTCTAGTTTCGCTCAACAAACCATCTTTGTCGTACCAAAGTTGAGCACCTGATTTAAACTCTACTGTCATAGAAGAAACATGTTCCATATACTTGCCGCCCGGCGGCTCATAAGATACGTATGGTCCAGAACCAATCTTAGTTCTCACCTGATCGACAAGGATCACAGTGTTTCTATTCTGATCAAAGCGTTCGTTGACAAAGGCAAACTGTTGTGCCCACTTGCGAGCGCGGATAGCGTAGTATTCCTTCTCGTTCAGACCGTCAGCTAACTCAACACGAGTAATAGTGGAAGAGCAAGAGTCGATTACGTGAAGGTCTACCTTCTCCATTAGGCCCTCCATAACCTCACCGATATCTTCGATGACTGTTCCTTGGACAATGATTAGATTGTCGGTATCAACTCCCTGCTTGGCAGCAAATTCGTCCGTGAACTGCTTCTCGGCGTTGTAGTAGGCACATACCATACCCTGTCGCTGTGCCTCAGCGACGACGTGCCAGCACTTCGTTGACTTACCAGAGGACTTCGGACCGTAAAAACGCGACCACCGCCCGATAGGGATGCCACCGTTGGTTGCGTAATCCAACTCCAGTGAACCCGTAGAGATATGACCAATCGGCGGCTCTTCTGATCCAGAGTTTGCACGGTCGTCTCCATATTGCAATCTAATCTCATCAATAATATCCTGAACTTTTTTATCAGCCACAGCCACTATCCGCTCCTATTCGCTAGTTCCATTGCTACTTCTTCTACTGTAGCAAGTGAGTCTACGATAATGGTGGGCTTACCATTAGGGGCAAAATCTTTTCTTCCTCTGATCATCAAGGGATCGCCAGTGATGATAATTGGATAGAACTCGGCCCACTCTTCGATAAAGAGAGTGGTTTGCCATGTTTGGGAACCAAACTGTAGCTCCACAAAGCCCATCTTCTTACCACCACGAGTCTTAATTTCCTTGCTATAGATCATATCTCCACCCACAATCACTGGCGAGCCAGCAGGCAGCCCATCAAATTGTTCCTCAGAGGTAATGAGCCTTGCCACTAGATCCTTGTACTTGTTAATGATCTGTGACTGTGAGATAGTGACGCCCAGGATTTCTCTCTCAGACTTGTTGATCTGATCAGGAGTCCATTCTTCTCGCATACCCCAACGGTCGAAGGCACCGGCGGCTACCAGGGCCGCCTTGGAGGTTTTATTGCACGCCCTCGGGGTGATGCGCTCGCAAAAATCCTCATAAGAGCGGAAGGGTTGCTTTTCCAGTACCTCCCTAACCGCTACGTCGCCCATGTTTTTGACCGCCTTCAGACCGAACAGAATCTCTCCATCGCTGACCGTGAACTCGCGCCCCGAGCGGTTGATATCCGGCGGCTTGACTTCTACATCAAACATTCTCGCTTCTCGCACCGTACGCCGTGCAAGATCAGCGTGATATGTAAGAAGGGAGGCATAGAATTCTGTGGGGTAGAATACTTTAAGCCACATATCCTGATACGACTGAGAGGCATACGCGTAAGCATGAGACTTGTTAAATCCGTAATCTCCGAAGGCGATGATCAGACGCCATACCTCCTGTATGACGGAATCATTTATGCCATTGTCGCGGCATCCCTGGTACCACTTCTCCTTATATCCTTTGTCTTCAAGATACTTGATGACGTGGGCCATACCGTTTCGGTATTCTTTGCTGATCGCCTTCCGTAGCGTGTCAGCATCACCGCCAGTGAAGTTCGCCATAGCCTGTGCGAGCTTCATGATCTGTTCCTGGTAGACAATTAGACCATAAGTTTCCTTCAATACATCTTCGGCGGACTCATGGTAGTAAGAAACTTGTTCTCTACCAAACTTTCTGTTTGCATAGAACTTATCCACGTCGCCGCCGAGCGGGCCGGGGCGATAGATCGCGTTCGCAGCGCCCAGGTCGCCCAGCCAGTTAGGTTTGAAAGACTGAATCAACTTGGCGAACCCGCGCGAACCGGTGAACTGGAAGACCCCTAGGACTAAACCCTTACTGAAGGCATCCAACACCTTCTGGTCGGTGGCATAGGGGTTATTCATCACCGGCAGATCATTCAAATTGATACGTATGCCATGGTTCTCTTCGATCAGATCACAGGCATACTCCTGCATAGCCAGTCCCTTGATCCCCAGGAAGTCAATCTTTGGGAATCCGTACTCATCAATGATGTTGAAATCAGAACTGGCACCCCATTGCGTTACTACCTCGCCTTTCTTGCCGAACATGATCGGCATGTACTCAGAAATTGGTCGGTCGGTGACTACTACCCCGGCGGCGTGCTTGGAGATAGTATGAACCTGACCCTGAACTCGGCAGGCGTGCTTCCAAATCGTCGGGTTATTAGCGGCGAACTCAGTGAAGTTGGCGTTTACCTCAGCCAGACGCTCTAGCTTCACATCTTCATCATCGCCAATAGTCTCTGTTACTTCATGGGATTCCTTATACATATCAAAGACTCTGGCAACCTTCTGAAGAGAGCCCTTGGTTTTAAACGTCTGGTGAGAACAAATGTCTGCTACATGGTCCTCTCCATACTTTTCTGATACATACTTCTTAACTTCATCGCGGCGGTCGCTCTGGAAGTCCAGGTCGATATCGGGCATTCCCTTACGGTCAGGGTTCATGAAGCGCTCGAAGAGCAGTCCATGGGCGATGGGGTCGAGGTAGGTGATGCCGATTAGGTAAGAGACGAGACACCCAGCAGCAGAGCCGCGACCGGCACCAATGCGGATGCCCTGGCCCCTGGCCCAGCGGCATACGTCACCGACGACCACGAAGTAATCGAGTGCGCCATTGCGCTCAATCGTCTCTAGCTCGAACTCCAACCGCTCCCGATAGCGGCCGTCAATGTCCTGTCCGTCTTCAAGTTTTTCCTGCAATCCCTCTTCGCACCACTGACGGACAATATCCTTCGAGTTGCCCTCAACCTTTGGCATCTTTTGGCGCTTAGAAATCATGAAGGGAACGACCCGGTTCATGACTTCGAGGGTGTTATTGATTGAGTCTTTTACTATCTCTTTGGGAATATGAGGATGATTTCTCTCGAAAGCATTCTCAACATCCTCGCGGCTCATGAGATAGAGCGAGTCACAGCCAAACTCGTATACATCCTCACCAGCTTCCTTCTTCTTCTTTCTCTTCTCAACCGTCTGGCCAGTGGCCATCATCAACATAATGTCCTGCGTGTCAGCCCATTCCTTGTAGGGATAATGGGCATCCACCGTGGCGATCAACGGAAGACTGTGTTCGCTGGCGAGGTTGGCCAACTCCACGTTTAGTACCTTCTGGTCGTCAAAATCATGGGGCATGATTTCCACGAACAAATCTTCCCTGAAGGTGTCCTTCAAGAATGTGACGGTATCATTGACGGCTGTGTGATCACCGCCAAGGATTGATTTGTTCAGATAGCTAGATATACAAGCCGTAGTGCAAATGATGCCTTCGTTGTACTGCGACAACAAGTCAAAATCAATACACGGCTTGTAATAAAAACCAGTCTTGTAAGCCTCTGAGGAAATCCTCATAAGGTTATGCCAGCCCTTAAGGTCCTTAGCTAAGAGAACAAGGTGGTAGAAGACCTTATTCTCAGCGTCCTTCAGGTGGCGGTTGGGCTTGAAGTACGCCTCCATGCCCAGGATGGGAAAGATTCCCGCTTCCTTACACGCCTTGTAATGGTGCAAGGCACCGGCCAAAGTGCCGTGGTCGGTGACGGCGATCCCCGGCTGCTCCAAGCGGACTGCTTCCGCTACATATTGCTCTGCCGTACCTACTCCATCCAACAGAGAATACTCACCGTGTCGGTGGGTGTGGACAATGCTCATATAGTAACCTTCGCCCTCGTACCTCGTGGTCTACACTTAACCCCGGCGCGTACTAGTCTTTTTTGAACAGTCGCAGGGTGAATATCTAGTAGCTTTGCACAGCCCTCTAAATCTAGTCCGACTTTATGATAAAGAAAAATCGTCTTCTCATACTCCTTCCAAGAGAGTTGCCAGTTAACCGCGCTACCTCTTTTCCGTAGCTGCACGCCCTCAGAAACGAGAATGCCACGTACGGTACTGAAGGGGATGCCAGTTAACTCGACAATTTTATTAATCGAATACGTTTCGTAAAGCTCAACTACTTCCTTGGTGCGCGGGTTCTTTGGTCGGGGCACCTAACAATCCCTTTTTAGCTAAGTACAATTCCAACAGGTTCCACGACGGGGCCAAGTAAATCCCCGGCGCATCTGTCAGGGAGCGATTGTACTCTTTGTGGAGCCCGAACCCCAGCCGCCGCTTGGAATCCGACCCATGCTTATGCGCCCAATGAAAATCATAGACAAACTGGATAAGAGTCTTTGGTCGGTCATCAATAATGTACTGGCAATCCCTCATATGTTGAGTTTTATCGCCAGTCGTACAAATTAGTTCTGTGTTCTCTTTATCAAGAGGGAAGCCGCACGCTTGAAGCCAGGACTGCGTTGCCTCATGTGTTTTAAGATCGCGGTTTGAAATGTACGTGAGATCATATCCGGCATCATAAAGACGATTAACAACATCAACTGCGCCATCATATGGTTCTTGCTTAAGGATTGTTTCGTCCTGATGCACATGATCAATAATTTCCAACCAAATGTCCAAACCCATTACGTCTGTCGGTGAACGCCACTCGGGCCATGGTGTGTACGCTGCCGTGATGAGCAAATCATTTCCAGTTTTGGCCCCAATTTCAGCGATCTTGTCTCTCGCCGCATTGCAAAACGGATATAGTGTGTCATCAATATCCAAAGCTATTCTAGACATATCCGTACACAGCCTTATTCTCTAGATATAAAATAATTCTTGCATAAGGATACATGCTCCTAAGATCCTTTGCTGTACCCTTTGCACTCTCAGGCCCTAAACATGTGTGTAGAACAGAACTTTTTTCAGTTCCATTTAACTGTATTAAAACTCCGTATTCTACTATATCCATTTAATATTTACCTTCCATATCGTTTAAATCCTTACGATCAGTCTCCTGAAAGTGCATAATGGCCAAGGCATTCCAGGCCACAGCGGCAAGATGATCCTCGTCAATCTCGCCCATCTTGAACTGATGTAGATGCCGCTCCAATGAAGAGAGACAGCGGGAAAATGGAATACCCTTCTGCCAATTGGACTCGCCATACTTCTCCGCGCCCCGAGCGTATAGTCCAGCTACACGCTTCAGGGCACGGGAAGGAATCAGGTCATAACGCGGCTTACCTGTCTGAATATCCCTGCGAGCACCAGTGGAAAACTCTTCCCGCTCGCCTGAGTCCTTTGTTACAAACTCATCCTTTGTTACAAACTCAGAAATCTTCAAATTAGGACTACTGTCAATAGTACCCATCAACCCTCCAAGAATCGGTTAGCGCGGCTCTCCCCGTCGCCTCTGGCGAACGGAGAAGTAGGCTGCACATCTTCCGGCTTGACGCCACCGCCCGAGGGAATCTCACCCTTGGCGAACAGAGCGTTCATCTGCTCGTAGCTAAGCGGCGTTAGATATTCCTTGTCCAGATCGTACTTTTCCTTGATGAGTTCCTGATCGTCTGCTGTCAGAGGGGTAGCGTTAGCGTTACCATCTTCATCGACAGCCGGTTCGATCACGTACTTGGTGTTCAGGCCAGATCCACGCCGAGTGATTTTAAAATCACGAGTGGTAAGACCACGATAAGTAATATCCTTATCGGCCAAATCCTCAAATACGGTGATTCCCTGTACCCAAACTCCGATCTCATCCTTATACGATTCAACGACATACTGGCCCGTCTCATTCTTGACGGCGCGTCCGTCCTCGCCGCGCTTTAGCTGCGGTGAGTTGCGCTGAATAACGTTGATGTACCCCTGGAACTTACGCTTGATACCAAGCTCACACCCGGGGCAAGGATTTCCCTCGTCGGATTGATCCAAGCAAGGTGTGAAGAAAGACTTATTAACATTGGGCTTCTTATATTCATGAACCCAGGCCACCTTCACATCCTCGCCCTGCTCCAAGAAACGAACCTGGATGGTGTCGCCCGAATTACGCAGATTGGGCCACAATTCACGGGGTCCGAAAGAACCACCAGAATTCTTACGCTCAGTAATCTCCTGGGATGCCCGTCGTACTGCTTCAAAACCTTGTAAAGCCATGTAGTTCTCCTATTCACGATCCACGTTAGATTTCAGGCATCCAAATTTCTTGTGTTCCTACTGCCTGTCTTATAAGTATTTCACACGCCTCTGTCGTAAGACTCGCCGGGTCACCCTCATGCTCCGGCACGACCCGCACCGGCACGTAGGGCTCAAACATTTCAATCAAGATCGAAACCGCTTTAGCTCCGGCCGGATCGCTGTCCAAGAACAGAACAACATCGGAGCAAGTGCCCAA